CTAACTCGATCTCTTTCCCGTATACTCCATAGAAATACTCGCCTGTAAACATCACTAATCAATATCACTCCTGTAGGCGTTTTTGACATTCTTAAACTACTCGTTATCCTATTATCTATTATGAATTGGAATAAGGTATTTAGTAAGAAGCGTAAACGAAGCCAGAAGAAAAGCATCTACGCATATGAAGTTGATAGACTCCTGAACCGTTATCCTTTAGAACCCGTCGAAGAAATTTTAAAAGCAGAGGATCGCCGGAATATTGCAACAGCAATAGCGATCCGGGAGCAGGGCATCGATGAGAAGAACCGGCTGAAGGCGGTCATCAAGATGCATGAATGGGTTCATCCGCCGACACAGAAACATCAGATCGAAGGCAACCTGGACCTCAGCGCCCGGCTCAATGAAGTGCTTGAACCAGAGGAAAAAGAGTGACAATTTGTACAATGAATGGTGTATTGACAGAAAGTCAAGGGTTATTCCTTAATGAAATCAACATCATTAACATAATGAAACTTATCAGACATGGCAGATAACGAAGAAAGACTAATCAAATTGGTTCAATCTTGTGTTCATGATCCTCTTCGGTTTGTTATGAAGTTCTTTCCCTGGGGAAAGGGAATACTGAAGGGAGAGAGCGGACCGGAAGAGTGGCAAGCTAAGGTGTTAAGGCAGGTCGCCGAACATCTTAAGGAAGAGACGGCGAGATCCGAAACTTCTAAAGGAAGCGCGCGCGATCCGGAAGCGCCGGCCCCGGAGGGGGGCCAGTGCCTTTCAGGGGGCAGAAGGCCCCCCCTGTATTACGCAATAGCCTCAGGGCATGACGTAGGTAAGACGGCATTGGTGGGGTGGTTGATTTTGTGGTTTATTTCGACAAGGCCGCATCCGCAGGTGGTTGTGACTGCGAATACGAAGACGCAGTTAGAGACGAAGACGTGGCGGGAGCTTGCGAAGTGGCACAAGTTGATGTTGAACGCTCATTGGTTTGAGTGGACGGCGTCGAAGTTTTATTACAAGCAGCATCCTTCAACGTGGTTTGCGAGTGCTGTGCCGTGGAGCAAGGAGCGGAGTGAGGCATTTGCCGGGACGCACGAGAAGTATGTTCTGCTTGTGTTTGATGAGGCGAGTGCTGTTGACGACGTGATTTGGGAGGTTGCGTCGGGAGCGATGTTGGAGCCTGGGGCGTTCTGGTTAGCGTTTGGGAATCCGACGAGATCGATAGGGCGGTTTAAGGAATGCTTTCCTGGCGGGAAATTTGCCCATCGCTGGAAGCATACGAAGGTTGATTCGAGGGATGTCAGGAGATCGAACAAAGAGCAGATTCGCCAGTGGATTGAGGACTACGGGGAGGATTCTGATTTTGTCCGGGTCCGTGTGAAGGGGATTTTCCCAAGGGCGGGGTCAACGCAGTTTATCCCGGAAGACATTGTCGATATGGCGATGAATGCTCAGATGGTTCCAGGGTCGTTTGATTATGCGCCTGTCCTGATTGGGGTTGATGTCGCTCGGTATGGGGACGATCGATCAACGATTTTAGTGCGTCAGGGGCGCTGGCTCAGAAAAATGCGGAAATTTCCAGGCATTGATACCATGCGCCTTGTCGGTCATGTGACAGAAGACATCCGGCAGTTCAATCCTGCTGCCGTTTTTGTAGATGCCGTGGGCATGGGGGCGGGCGTTGTCGATAGGTTACGGCAATTGGGGTATGACGTGATCGAGGTCAACGGGGCAGAAAAACCGTTGAACGAAGACCTTTATCGCAATCTCCGGGCCGAGATGTGGGATAAGATGCGGGATTGGTTGAAGCAAGCCTATCTCCCCAAAGACGACGAATTGAAAGCCGACCTTTGCGGGATTGAGTATGGCTTTGACGAGAAAAACAGAATTCAGCTTGAGAAGAAAGAGGACATGAAGGGTCGGGGCCTGAGTTCCCCGGATTTGGCGGATGCTCTTGCAATGACTTTTGCTTTTCCCGTGAGCGATACGGCGAAAAAGAAGGCCGAGGATTACCGGATGCTGTATCAGCTTTTTGGGCCTCCGAGTGCAGCGTCAGCTTAAAGGAGAAATTTATGAATATTATCCGACATTTTGAATTTGAGCATCAATATGGTGATTGGCTTTGGGTTGGAAATAAAAAACAAATTCCCGATGCCAAGTCGTTTTTAATGAAACAAATAAAACAATTTATTCCGCCTCAATATCGGAATGAAAAATATATAAAATTTATTATCAAACCGGATTTTCCCGATGGTTATACCGTGGGTTGGAAATATACACCATTAAATTATAAACCAAATTAGCCAAAGGAAAATAGTTAATGGAAAAAGACTATCACAAAGAATTCGAAGATGTTTACACTCATGCAGTGGCGCTTTGGGAACCGTGGTGGAACGAAGCCAAGACCGATCTGAAATATTATCTGGGCGATCAGTGGAATACTAAGGACAAACTTTATTTGGAAGGGCAAAGAAGGAATGCCCTTGTTTTCAATAAAATACGACGGGTCGTCCATCTTTTGACCGGGTATCAGAGAAAAAATCGGCTTTCGCTTATCATTGGTCCCACTGAAGGCTCCGATGAAGAGACGGCTTCTCAACTCTCTGGCATTGTCCAGTGGCACATGAGTTTCAAAAATGGCTACAATGTTTTGAGCGATGCTTTTGAGCAAGGTCCCATCAAAACGGGATTCAATATGATCCGGCTTTTTGTGGACTACGGACAGGACCCCATCAACGGAGACATCGGGTTCAGGCGAATTCCTTTTAATAAGTTCATTATCGACCCCCATTTTACAGAAAGAGATTTTCAGGATGCCAATTTCGTTCTTTTCCGGGAATATCTGACAAAAGAAGAATTGAAACCGATTTTTCCGAACCATGAAAAAGACCTGGATAAAATGTCTCCGCAGGGTTCGGATCAAAAATATCCCTATGCGCTTGTCCAGAAGGATATGTTCGGAAATGATAAATTCCGTTACGACGAATTTTGGAGAAGAAACACAAGGGAAGTGAAGATTATTCTCGATCCCGAAACTGGGGCGCAAAAAATTTGGCCCGGAGACGAAAAACGCATCAAAGATTTTCTTGAATTTTTCCCGAAAATTAAAGTTCTGAAAAAGCATATCAAGACGGTTGAGCTTTTAATTTTTGTCGATAACGAACTCTTTTACAAAGGTCCAGACCCCGGCGGGCTTGATGATTTTCCCCTTATCCCTCTTATCGGTTTTTACGATCCTGAATATGACGAAATGAAACTCAAACTTCAGGGGCTTGTCAGGTGCATGAGGGACCCGCAAACAGAAGTAAACAAAAGACGCTCGAAATTCTTGGATATGATGGACAACCAAATCGCAAGCGGGTGGGCTTTTGAGGAAAACGCTCTTGTCGATCCGTCGATGGCTTATCAGACAGGCCAGGGACAGCCGATTGTTTTTAAGCAGGGCAAGATTTACGGCCAGCACTTGATGAAAATTGAACCGGTGGATATTCCGGAAGGCTTTTTCCGGTTCAACGAAATGATGGACAAAGACATCATGGATATTCCGGGGGCCAATGCCGAACTTTTCGGAATGCCCGAAAACGAGGATATTCAGATCGCCGGGATTCTGGCAAAAATGCGGCAAAGCTCTGGCCTCACGATTTTGCAAGACCTCTTTGATAATTTCCGGCTTTCTCAAAAAATCATGGGACAAAGAATTGTTCAGATGATTCAAGAAAATTACTTGCCGGAAAAAGTGCAGAGAATTTTGAATCAACAGCCTTCGAAAGAATTCTACACAAAGAATTTTGGGAAATATGATTGTGTCCCAACGGAAGGTGTTTTGACCGATACCCAGAAACAAACCTATTTTATGCACTTGCTTCAGTTGAGAGCAATGCAGGCGCCTATCCCGTGGACAGCGATTCTTGATGCGGCTCCCATCGAGCAAAAGGGACAACTGAAAGCCGCTATTGCGGCAGAGGAAAAGTCTGCTTCTGAGGCTCAAAAGGCCCAAATGATGATGCAGATGCTTACTCAAGCGATGATGCAGGCAAAAACGGCCAGCGATATTGCCAACGCAGAGGAAAAAAGAGCGCAGGCGAAGGAAAATCTTGCGAATATGTGGCTTGATCGAGTCAAAACCATGAAAGAGCTATCAAGTTTGCAGACGCACGACCTAATTGATCTCGTTTCTTTTGCAAAAGCGCTCGAACAGCCTACGCAGACGGAGACAAAACCATCCGCAGAGCCGAAAAAGAAGCAACCGAGGATCAGTAAACGATGATTTTGCTTGGAGATTTAAGAAGTGAGATAGCGAAAGAGATTCAAAGAGGGATTTTGAAGGTGATTGATACCCATAAGGAAAAAGAAAATTATTTTATTCTCGTTTGGGCGGGGATGGATATTGAAACTGGCATTGTCAAGACAAAACTGATTCTTCTTGACAAAAAACCGGCCAAAATGCTCGGAACCTTGCTTTATTACGTCGATAACCAGATCGGGAAACTTGATCGAATTTGGGCTTTGCCGCTCGATCACGATGTTGTCATAGAACCATCGGAAGAAATCGTTGAAGAGGTCGTAAGATCATCGAAAGATATTCCTATTTACAGAGCATAGGAGGAAAAAATGGCAGAAAAAAATTATAAAATCAAAAAAATCGTAAGTGACATTGAGCCAAGCGAGATAAGCGGCATTTTGATCTTGTGGGAAAATTTAGTGAATGGAGATACCGGGAAGCCTGTTCCCTGCTGGATGTATGCCGACAAAAGCATTCAGGTGATTGGCACGTTTGGAAGCGGTGGAACTTGCACCATTCAGGGAAGCAACATGGATGCTACTCCAACTTGGGCTACGCTGGTTGATCCTCAAGGAAATGCACTTGCGATTACGGGCGCCAAAACCGAAGCCATTTTGGAGAATACATACCAAATCCGGCCTAATGTTACGGCGGGAGATGGGAGTACGGATTTAGATGTCTACTTGCTGATGAAGTAACGGAGGATTCTATGAAGAAGCTCATTCTGATCGTCTTAGGTTTGCTTTTGATTGGTTCTTTTTCTTTTGCACAGACCTGGTATCCGGCAAATCAGAAGATGGTTGCCTGGGATGCCGTGACTACGCTTGATGATGGTTCGCCTATCCCCGCAGGGGAAACGGTTCGCTATCAGGTTTATATCCTGAAGGAAGGGGAGCCGGAGACAAATAAAATTAGCGTGGGAAGCACGACTGAAAGCCAATTCCTTGTCACATTGAGTAATGAAGGGAAATGGTTCATCGGGATTGAAAGCGAAAGAATGCAGGGCGAAAGCATTATTTCCAAATCTTCAATTTCATGGTCAAGCAATACGGTGGTTTGCCAGAATGGAGAATCATTTGGAATTACCTTTTTTCGGATGCCAAGGCAACCGATGAATTTGAGGCCGCTCTAATGTGCGATTTTCTTTTGCTGAATAAAGATAACTGGATGGATGCCTTGACTCCCGAAGAATTTGCAGAACTTGAGAAGAGGTATCCTAAAACATGGCGGAACAAATACAATTCTCGCAATGGTCGGTATGACATCATCGAGTGTCACGCCGACGGATTTTACAAAGATCATCAACACGGAGGCGGGCAGTTCATTATTATTCATGTTCCTGGTCTTGTCGAGGAAGAAGGCAAAGAAATTGTCGGCTCGGTTGATGCTTTTGCGGGGCTTGATCCAGAAGGACATCCAGTATTTGAAAAGCAATATAAAAACAAATGCAGATTGAAATTCTCGACTCTTCCGCCAGCGATTCAGAATGCGATGAAAAATAAATTCGTCTGTACGGTTAAAATAGCCGACTGGGAGAGTTTTAAAACAAATCATATCGGCACAAGGGGTGTGGATATTTAATGGCTGATTTAGTTTATTTTATTGATCCGGCTGCTACTGGCGCAAATAATGGCACGTCATGGGCGGATGCTTATACCAGCATGAATGCCTGGGAACAGGCGCAAGACCAGAATCTTGTCAGTGGCGAGAATACCATGACCGCTTATTTCCGATCAAGCGGTGCGCATCCTGCCGATACCACGGCTGTAAACATCGATGGATGGACGACAAGTGCAGCTTACGATATTAGGATTTTACACGCTGGTTTCTACGATGATTCTGAAACATTACCAGGAAAATATGATTCGACAAAATATCGTTTGGAATTGGCTAATGCCACAATTTTTACCGTCAGAGAGGACTATGTTACCATCAAAGGCTTAGTTATTAAGGGAACGGGAGCGAGCGCAAATGGACAATCCCCGGTCTACATAGGTGTAATAAGTGCCACTGACAATCAAATCATGGTAAGCCATTGCGTTTTAATGACTCATTCAAGTTCTACTTATTGGTGTTACGGTCTTTCTATTGGGGATGCCGATACGAAGTTGAAAATTTGGAATACTATTATAGCCGGTTATGCCACGAATCATCCAAACAATGTTGGTTTACGGCTTTCAGGCTATTTATGCCATGTTTATAATTGCACAGCATGGGGAGGTTATCAAGCAGTTAGGGGTATTTCGGGAACTAACTACTGTAAAAATGTGGTAGCTGCAAATGCACAAACT